CGCCTCTTCGAAGGTGGCCCACGTGTTCGGGTCGGTGACCGACGCCGGCTGGCCAGTCCGCGGGTTCAATGGCACCTTGTCCGCCGAGGCCACCACCCACTGCGGAAGAGCCCGCAACTCCATTGGAATGTTGTTCCACATCCTCAGACCTCCAGCTCTCGGCCAACCAGGAACTCGTACAGGCGTTGTACACGGTTGACGGAGGGATCGCGGATCTCACCGCTACTGAACTTTTTTAACCAGTAGTAGGGGAGACCAGTCCTTTTATATATCTCGGGGAGGGGTATCCCGCTCTGCTTCAACAGGTCCAAGGTCTTGCTGTGTAGAGACCCTTTGTCAGGAGTAGCTGCCATTTCCAGTGATGCTCCATTAGTGGTTTATACGACCCAGCCATTATGGGGGATAGGGGCAGGAATTTCAACCCCGTATCGTAGGTTCAAAATACGGGTTGCCTGATAGGATTACTGCTGTATAATGGGGGTACACCCACCACGAAAGGAGTACAGGCATGACCGAAGAGCAGATAAAGTTGCTGGAAGAGTGGCGGCAGGCCAAGGCGGAGGCTGACTCCGTGAAGCCTATCCTCGCCAAAGAACAGGAGCTGCGCAAGCAGGTCTTCGCCGCCTTCTACCCGGCCCCAAAAGAAGGGACCAATACGCTGGACCTGGCCGGAGGCTGGAAGCTCAAGGGTGTCTACAAGCTGGACCGCAAGATTGACGAAGCGGCCCTGCCGGCGGTTGCCGAGCAGCTGCGGGAGATGGGGGTCAACGTCGATACCCTCATCAAGTGGTCGCCGGGTCTCAAGACCGCCACATATAAGGAGTTGACCGCCGAGCAGCGGGCAGTGTTCGACCAAGCCCTCATCGTCAAGCCGGGCGCCCCCATCATTGAGCTGGTGCCCCCGAAGGCGGAGGAGTAAACTATGCTGCGGACTATCATGCAGGCGCAGGGTGGCCTCGCCCTTGAGGTGTGTGGGGGCAAGAAAGTGGTTATACTACGAGTTCTGTCGGAGGAGGAGGAGATGGCCAAAGAACAGGCCATGGCCGAGTCCAAGTTCCAGGAGAAACATTGAATGGCCCTCAAGTTCACCACGACCGACCAAGCCGCCCAGCTCCACGGGGTCAAGATGCTGGTGTATGGTCCATCCGGCGTCGGCAAGACCACCCTCTGTGCGACGGCCCCGGCACCTATCATTATCTCAGCTGAGGCGGGGCTCCTGTCCCTCCGGAAGTTCCAGATCCCGGTCATCGAGATCAAAACGGTGGAGGACCTGACCGAGGCCCACCGCTGGTGTAGCCAGTCGGCCGAGGCCAAGCAATTCGCAACCATCTGTATCGACTCCATCTCGGAGATCGGTGAGGTGGTGCTAGCCAACGCCAAGCGCCAGGTCAAGGATCCGCGGCAGGCCTACGGGGAGCTCCTTGAGAAGATGCTGACCACGATCAAGGCCTTCCGTGACCTGCATGGCAAACACGTCTACATGGCGGCCAAGATGGAACCCGTCAAAGACGAGATGACGGGCATTATCCGCTACATGGCTAGCATGCCCGGTTCTAAACTCGGCCCCCAGCTCCCGTACCTCTTTGACGAGGTCTTCCGGCTGGGGATCAACAAGACACCGCAGGGCGAGCAGTACCGGTTCCTCCAGACCCAGCCCGACCTGCAGTGCGATGCCAAGGATCGTTCCGGCGCCTTGGACCCCATCGAACAGCCGGACCTCAACCACGTGATCACTAAAATCCTAGGAGCAATGTAACATGGCACAACTGAACTTTGACGCTCGTCAGGTAGACCCGCAGCCGTCCTTCGAGCCCATTCCGGCCGGCTGGTACAACATGATGATCATCGATTCGGAGATGAAACCAACCAGGGACGGTAACGGTGCTTACCTCCAGCTGACTCTGAAGGTGATAGACGGCCAGTACGCCGGCCGTCAGATCTTCGACCGTCTTAGCATCCAGCACCAGAACCCGATTGCTGCTGAGATCGCATACCGGCGCCTGTCGGCCTACTGCCACGCCACTGGCGTCCTCCAGATCCAGGATTCCCAGCAGCTGCATGGTATCCCGCTGAAGGTCCGGGTCTCAGTCCGCACCGATTCGACCGGCCAGTACGAGCCCTCTAACGAGATCAAGGCAGTCAAGCCCATCAACGAGGATACCGGCACCACGGCTGCCCCGGCGCAACCGTGGCAGCAGCCTTCGGCCCAGCAGGGCTTCCAGCAGCCCCAGCAAGCACCGCAACAGCCGTGGCAGCAGCCTCCGGTACAGCAAGCCCCGGCTCCGCAGCAGCCCGTCCAGCAGGCCCCGGCGCAGGGCGGTGCCCCGACTCCCCCGTGGGTGCAGGACCAGCAGGCTCCGGTGCAGGAGGCTCAGCCCGCCACCCAGTCGGCCCCGGTTGCGGGCTCGACTCCGCCTTGGGCACAGGCACGCCGGTAACAGGCAACCTTGGAACCCGCCTCACGGCGGGTTCCTTTTCAGCCGAAAGATACCTACAAGCTGTTCCTGCTGACCTTCGCTCAGCTTTCGGATATACCATTGGACCACTTGGAGGCACCACGCTGATGGGCTATACCCCTCGTATCGCAACCCAGACCCTTGCCGCTATCGCTGCCCACCTGGAGCGAGACCAAGGCGCTGCCTTCCGCCGGTACCTTCGCCACCTCATGCCACAGGCTGCGGACGCCTACCGCGACGAGGAGGACCCCTTCCGTTCGCACCTCGGGGCCTCCCTGATCGGGCGCGAGTGTGCGCGGGAGCTCTGGTACTCCTTCCGCTGGGCCACTAAGCCCCGCTTCGATGGGCGGATGATTCGGCTCTTCAACCGTGGGCACCTCGAGGAGCCCCGGATGGTGGCTCTGCTCCTGATGATCGGCTGCACCGTCTGGCAGTTTGACGAGGAAGGCAACCAGTTTCGGATCACTGGGTACAAGGGCCACTTCGGCGGTGGGGTGGACGGCGTCATTCTTGGTATTCCGGAGATCCCAGACGAGCCGGTGCTCGGGGAGTTCAAGACCCACAACGACAAGTCCTTCCAGAAGCTGAAGGGGGACGGCGTCCGCGATGCCAAGTTCGAGCACTACGTCCAGATGCAGATATACATGGGCGCGAACGGCTTCCGCTGGGCGCTCTACATGGCGGTCAATAAGAATGATGACGAGCTCTATGCCGAGCTGGTTGCCTTCGACCAAGTGACCTATGACCGGTTTCTGGACCGCTCGGTCATGATCATCGATGCCGTCGAACCTCCACCTCGGATCAATAACAGCCCTGGCTGGTACAAGTGCAAGTTCTGCGACCACGCCCCGGTCTGCCACGGAGCCGCCATGCCCGAGAAGAATTGCCGCACCTGCCGCTGGTCTACTCCTGTTGATGAAGGCAAGTGGATATGCGAAAATCCGAAGCGTGTGGCGGACGCCGAGGCTCAAGGATGGGGAGGCCCAATCGAGCTCGACAAGGAAGCCCAGCTCCGCGGCTGCGACGATTACGAACTCCACCCGTTGATCAAGGCGAAGCCATAGAATGAAGTTCCGCGACTACCAGGACTACGCAATCGAGTCCATCTTCCGCTACTTCGAAGAAGGCGGAGAAGGTAACCCGATCGTTGCCATGCCTACCGGCACCGGTAAGTCTGTGGTCATCGGCGGTTTTATTCAGCGGGTCTTCCAGCGCTACCCTGGCCAGCGGATCATGAAGCTGACCCACGTCAAGGAGCTCATCGAGCAGAACTTCAAGAAGCTCCTGGCCATCTGGCCGACGGCCCCAGCCGGCATCTTCTCCGCGGGGCTTGGGCGCCGGGACACCCACTACCCCATCATCTATGCTGGGATAGCCACCGCTATCAAGACTGTGGAGGCCTTCGGCCACGTTGACCTTCTGCTGATTGACGAGTGCCACCTAGTCTCCCCGAAGGCGGATACCATGTATCGGGCGTTCATTAACGGCCTCAAGAAGGTCAACCCCTATCTCAAGGTGATCGGGTTTACCGCTACACACTACCGGATGGGGCAAGGCCTTCTGACCGAGGAGGGTGGGCTTTTTACCGACGTTTGTGTTGATATGACTACCCTCGAGGCATTCAATTGGTTCCTCGCAGAGGGCTATCTTTGCCCATTGGTCCCACGGCCAACCCGGACGGAGTTGGATGTCGCTGGGGTCAAGATCCAGCAGGGCGAATACAACCTCAAGCAGCTGCAGGAGGCGGTGGACCGGGACGAGGTGACCTACGCCGCCCTGCTGGAAACCCTCGAGATGGGACACGATCGCCAGCACTGGTTGGTCTTCGCCTCTGGGGTGGAGCATGCGATTCATGTGGCGGCGATGCTGGAGAGCCTTGGCGTGTCCGCGACTTGTGTCCATTCAAAAATGAGCGGTCAGGAGCGAGATCAGCGGATAGCGGATTATAAGGCGGGAAAATACCGGGCAATGGTCAATAATGGCATCCTAACCACGGGCTTTGATTTCCCTGCCATTGATCTTATTGTCATGCTACGCCCTACCCAGTCCCCGGGGCTATGGGTGCAGATGCTCGGGAGAGGGACCAGACCCCTATATGCGGATGGGTTTGACATCGAAACCACGGAAGGTCGTTTGGCAGCGATATCCAACAGCCAGAAGAGAAACTGCCTCGTGCTGGATTTTGCTGGCAATACCCGTCGCCTGGGACCCATCAATGACCCGGTGGTCCCGAAGCGTAAGGGGTCGTCCGTCGGAGGACAAGCCCCGGTTCGTATTTGCGAGAACTGTGGTATTTACTGCCACGCAAGCTTGACCGCCTGTCCGGAATGCGGCTTCGAGTTCCCGCGGGCCGTCAAGTTCAGCCCTCGTGCCGGGACCGAGGCTTTAATCAGAGGCGAACAGGAGCTCCCACAGGTGGAGCTCTTCCGGGTGGACCGCGTGGTCTATAACGAGCACCGCAAGGAGGGGCGCCCGCCCAGTATCCGGGTCAGCTACTACTGCGGGCTGCGCAAGTTCGATGAGTGGGTCTGCCTCGAGCATGAGGGCTTCGCCCGCAAGAAGGCCCGGGACTGGTGGTGTAACCGTGCCCCAGGTACCCAGCCCCCCGAGACCATCGCTGAGGCTTTCCAGCGCCTTGGCGAACTCCGCACCCCGACTCACATTAGGGTCTGGGTTAACAAGAAGTACCCTGAAATAATGGATTATCAATATACCGAAAATGACAACCTTGCCGGAGAACAGCTATGAACACGAAGTCACGGCAACACCAAGTCCAGCGGATTGAGTTCCAAGAGCGGATCATCAGCTCCCAGAATTGGACCACCTGCCTCAACTGTGAATACTGGGATAAAAAGAAGGAGCAATGCACCACCTTCGCCGCCCGGCCCCCGCTCACCGTAGTGGTGGTGGGGTGCCCCGAGTGGTTAGGGGAGATCCCGTTCTGACCCCATTTGAAAAAGGCACTCTTTGATTCGAACATTCGATCGCTCCAAGGCGCTTAACCTGTTGCCAACCTATCCGGGGCCCCGTATAATTCAATCATGGTTAGGGGGAACGGGTCCCTCGGATCGTAAACCAAGATAGGAGCGATATCATGAACCTCTACACTGTTAAATCTTCCGCCCACCGCGCCGCTAAGCAGGCTGGCCTGACCAAGGATCAGTACGAGATCGTCGAGATCGATGGCAAGTTTGGGTATCGGGTGAAGACTGAAGAGGAGCTGGTCGAGGAGCTCCGCATGGCGGAGGAAGTCGAAGAACCGGTGGAGGAATTCATCGAGGCGGAGATGGAGCAGCAGGCGGATGAGCAGGCGGACGAGCGGCTGAACGAAGAAGCCGCTCAGGCCATCGAGGCCCCGGCCAAGGGCAAGGCCAAGCCGGAAGTCAAGCGCAAGTCCGACATTCCGCGGCCGTCCAAGACTGTCTGGCACATCGCGGACGAAATGGTTGCCGCTAACCCGAACGTTCGTCGCAAGGAGGTGATTGAGGAGTGTGTGCGCCGCGGCATCGCCTATTACACCGCCCGCACTCAATACCAGCAGTGGCTAACTGCAGTAAGGAACAGCACCGCCAAGTAACAGGAGGCCAACCCAATTGGCCCCTACCGAACCATTATGACAGGGAACCCACCATGTACATTGCAATCAATCGCGAAACCATGACCTTCATCGGGCTTGGCGAGTACCGGGTGGTGTGGACCAAAGCTCTCGACGAGGCTGCGCCCGAAGCCATCGTAATCGGGGAAGCTACGTCCAGCCGGACGTATAGCGAGTTCACAGACATGGAGCTCAAGCTCCTGTACCGGAACACCACTGGGTTCCAGTACGGGGGCTTTGACTACAACGCTCTGCTCCAGTCCTGCAAGGCCCTTGGCCTCAAGCTGGAGCCCCTCCCAACCCCTCCGGGGCTGGTCCGGCTACCCAACCGGCCCACCCCGGAAACCCCGGCCACCACGCCCCGTAAAACCCCCGTGGCGAGGGCGGAAGGGGCCACCCCTACCCCCTAGTGCCCGGTCCAAGCCCTGGGCGGCCACCGGGCGAGTTTGGGATATCGCGGATGAAGTTGCCGCCGCGATGCCTGATGCTGACCACAAGGCCCTGCGAGCGGAGGTCGTCCGCCGAGCCGTGGCCGAGGGGATCAACCCGGCGACCGTCCAGGTCCAGTACGGCAAATGGAAGGGATCTAAAAAACCAGGTGGCGGGGGCTTGACCTTGGCACCGGTGTAGGTTAAGATTCACGTCATGGGCTGGTGCATGTCGCAACAGCCCCTTAACCGGGCATAACCAACCCTTTCATCCAGGAGAAATGCAATGAGCGAGACAATGAGCGAGAACCAGACCCCGGCCGCTACGGCCACCAAGGACACCCAGAACGGCGTCACCCGTCCGAAGGCGGACACCAAGACCGGCCGTATCTGGGAGATCGCGGATAGCCTGTCGGCACAGGAAGGCGCCCCGGTCGCCCGCTACAAGGTCCTCAATGCTGCCATGGCCGAGGGCCTCAATGCCGCGACGGCTTCGACCCAGTATGGCCGCTGGCGCAAGTACCACGGCCTCGGTGCCGAGCCGAAGGAAGCCGCCGAGGGCGGTGAAGGCTCCGACGTGAGCATCGAAGCCGACAGTGAGTAACCTCGGCTGGTTGGTAGAAAGGGCAGGTTCATCCTGCCCTTTCTTTTGCGCTAAAATCCCGTTGTGTACACACCCGTCCGGGGCTATAATAGAGAGACCAACCACGAGGAGTACACACACATGAACCAACCGCTGAACCAGCAGCCCATCACCAAGCAGAATCTGCACGAGCGCGGGCTCCTGGACCTCCACCACATATTCTCGACGATACAGGGCGAAGGCCCGTTCACCGGGGTCCCTGCCGTCTTTGTTCGGCTGTTCGGTTGTAACCTGCAATGCCCGATGTGCGATACGGATTACACCAGCCACCGCTCGCAAGTGGGGCCGAACTTCATCCTGGACTCCGTCAAGGAGATGTCCAGCCCGTCCAAGCTGGTGGTGTTCAGTGGCGGTGAGCCCATGCGCCAGAACATCGCCCCAGCCGTCCGGCTACTGCTGGAGCATGGCTACCGGGTCCAGATCGAGACCAACGGGACCTTGTTCGTCCCGGACCTCCCCTACGACCAGATCACGATCGTCTGCAGCCCGAAGACCGGTAAGATCAACGCCGAGCTAGCCCCCCATATCACGGCGATGAAATATGTGCTCCACGCTGACAGCGTTGACCCCGAAGACGGCCTGCCCATCAAGGCATTGGCGCATCCAGCGGCCCCACGTGTGGCCAGACCCCCGGTCGGGTTCAAAGGGGCCGTTTACGTGCAGCCCATCGACGTGAACGACCCGATCGAGAATAACCGCCATCTGGACGCCGCCATCCGCAGCTGCTTGAAGTTCGGTTATACCCTGTGTCTGCAAACGCACAAAATCATCAACCTGGAGTAATCATCATGAGTTGGCAACAATTGGAACTGTTCGAAGAGGAGTGCAAGCGCCCCCATTCCGAAGCGCCAGTCGCCATCGTTGTCCTGTCCGGCGGCCAGGATTCGACCACTTGCCTCTTCTGGGCTCGGCACCAAGGCTTCGAAGTACATGCGGTAACCTTTGACTACAACCAGCGCCACGCGCGCGAGATCGAAGCTGCAACCAAGGTGGCCAAGCTGGCCGGCGTCTTGTCCCACGAGATCATCACGCTTGGGCCGGTACTCAAAGGGACCTCTCCGCTGGTCTCGGACAATGCGCTGGAGCAGTACGCTGACCACAAGTCGCTGCCGGGCGGGCTCGAGAAGACCTTCGTGCCGATGCGCAATCAGCTATTCCTGACCATTGCGGCGAACCGGGCCTACGTCTACAACGCCGAGGCGCTGGTGACCGGGGTTAGTCAGGAAGACTACGGCGGCTACCCGGACTGTCGATCGGCTTTCATCGACGCCCTGGCCCACGCCTGCAACCTCGGGACCTTTACCGGTGAAGATGGAGCCCCGGGTCCCCTGGCCATCCTGACTCCGCTGATACACCTGACCAAGAAGGCCACCGTGGAACTGGCCCTGGCCCTACCGGGGTGCTACGCCGCGCTGGCCTGGACCCATACCAGCTACGACGGGGCTTACCCGCCTGTTGGGCACGACCACGCTACCCTGCTCCGGGCCAAGGGTTTCGAGGAGGCCAATGTGCCGGACCCGCTAGTGCTACGAGCCCATCTCGAGGGCCTCATGGACTTGCCGGAGTCCCCGAACTACGCGCCGGAGGTGGTCGAGAAGTATCTCGAGCTGCTGGCCCGCGACAACTGGCTGGAGGTATAATCATGGCTGGCTACAAGGTTCACCGTTATCATGACATCTCCTGTGGGCACCGCGTCTACGGGCACGAGGGCAAGTGCCGCAACTTGCATGGTCACAACTACCGCATCCACTTCACCTGCGTCGCCGAGGACGGGACGCTGGATGGGGTCGGCCGGGTCATTGACTTCAGCCAGATCAAGACCAGGCTCTGCATGTGGATCGAGGAGCACTGGGACCACCGCTTCCTCGTCTGGGAAGAAGACCCGATGAAGTCCTACCTCCTGGAGCTGGACCCAACCGTTGTGGTCGTCCCCTTCAATCCGACGGCGGAGAACATTGCTCAATACCTCGTGGAAGTCGTTGGTCCGGCCCAGCTGGCCGGCACTGGAATCAAACTCAGCGAAGTCGTGGTCGAAGAGACCCGGAAATGCTTCGCATCTTATGGAGTCTGAACATATGTCTAAGCTCATCCTGACTAACAAAATGGTCTCGTATCTGGCCACCGCGCTGGCCGCCCGCATCCACTGTTTGCTGCCGGAGGCCACCAAGGTCTTCGCCATCCCACGCGGTGGGATTCCGGCAGCCCTTGCAGTCGCTGGCCGCCACGGTAACCTACAGCTGGTGGATGACCCGGCCGAAGCGGACTTGTTCATCGACGATATCATTGATTCCGGGGACACCATGCGCCGCTGGTGCAACGAATATCCGGGCAAACCCTTTTTCGCCTTGATCGATAAGACCGAGAAGGACGGTGAGTTTAACGGCCGCTGGGTGGTCTTCCCGTGGGAAGAGACCGCCGAGGGTAGTATCGAGGACAATATCCGGCGCCTGCTCCAGTTTATCGGTGAGAACCCGAAGCGCGGCGGCCTGCGGGAGACTCCTCGCCGTGTGGCCAAAGCATGGGCTCACTGGTGCAGTGGGTACGGTAAGAATGCCGCGGATATCCTCAAGGTGTTCGAAGACGGGGCTGAAAAGTACGACGAGATGGTGGTCGTCAAGGATATCCCAATCTACTCTAAGTGTGAGCACCACCTGGCAGACATCTTCGGGACGGCGACCATCGCCTACATCCCGAATGGCAAGATTGTCGGGCTGTCCAAGCTCTCTCGCTTGGCGGACATGTTCGCCCGTCGGCTCCAGGTCCAGGAGCGGCTCACCAATCAGATCGCCGACGCGCTGGAAGAGCACCTGCAGCCGAAGGGGGTCGGGGTGATTATCCGCGCCCGTCACATGTGCATGGAATCCCGCGGCATCTGCCAGCAGGGGCACCATACCATCACCTGCGCGCTCCGTGGCGTCCTGAAGGACAAGCCGGAGGCCCGCGCCGAGTTCATGGAGCTGGCCAAGTAATGAAGCTGTATCTCGCGGGTATCTACACTTCGAACTTCCACAAGGAGAGCCAGCTCTACGCCCGTTTGACGGAGCGCGAGAAGGCCGCCCGGGATGGAGTTCGGTACTACCTGGAGTCCTATCACTATATCCACAAGCAGGCCTACGTCGACAGGATCCGGGCCGATGGGGTCAAGGTGTTTCTGGACTCCGGGGCGTTCTCGGCCTTCACCAAGGGGGTCGATGTGGATATCCGCGGGTACTGCGACTACATCAAGCGCAATCTGGACATCATCGAAAACGTGGACGGGGTGCTGTGCGCCTCGGTCCTCGACGGCATCGGTGACCCCCTCAAGACCTGGCAGAATCAGATGGCCATGGAGCAGATGGGTGTCCGCCCCCTCCCCTGCTTCCACTACGGGGAGGACGAGCGGTATCTGGAGTGGTACATCGAGAACTACGACTACATCACGCTGGGTGGTATGGTACCCATCTCCACCCCACAGCTGATCCATTGGCTGGACCGGATTTGGGACAAATACCTTACCGACGGGTCTGGGAGGCCACGCCTCAAGGTTCATGGGTTTGGCTTGACCACCCAATACTTGATGGAGCGGTATCCATGGTACTCCGTTGACTCTTCTTCGTGGGTGCGGATCGCGGCGAACGGAAATATACTGGTTCCTGGTTTGGGGACCGTGCCGGTGTCCCCAAACAGCCCAGCGGCCAAGCAGCACAACCGGCACCTGAATACGATCCCAGACCTCCAGCGGGAGGAGCTGGTCAAACGAATCACGGAGCAGGGATTTGATATTGAGCGCCTCCAGACGGAGTACGCCAGCCGATGGGCCTACAACTGCTGGGCCTTCACCTACATCAATGAGAACCTGCTCAACACCATGCCCGGCACCTTCAAGAACGAGCAGATGGAGTTGTTTTAATGCTTGACGCCCTTAAATTCGTTCAGGGAGCAGTTGCCAAAAAGGACTTTGTCCAGGCGCTGACCCACTTCCATATCTCGGGCGGCTTTATCAAGGGGTACAACGGTAGCCTAGCCCTATGCAGCCCGATTGACCTGGACCTCGAGGCCACCCCGAAGGCGGCCCCCTTTATCAAGGCCATCGCCGCCTGCAAGGGTACGGTTCAGCTCAATATGACCCCGGCCGGGCGCCTGGCCATCAAGAGCGGTCCCTTCAAGGCCTTTGTGGACTGCATCGACGGGGCCTACCCCGATATCCAGCCGGAGGGGGAGATCCTGGAGCTGGATGGGGCCCTGCTCCAGGCCCTCAAGAAGCTCAGCCCCTTCATCGCGGACGATGCCTCCCGTCAGTGGGCGCGGGGTATCTTATTTCGTGGCCCTTCGGCCTTCGCGACCAATAATGTGACGTTGGTGGAGTACTGGCTCGGCTATAACTTCCCAGTCGAGGTCAACATCCCAGAGCCAGCGGTGCAGGAGCTCATCCGAATTGGAGAGGAGCCCACCAAGGTCCAGGTCTGTGAGAACAGCGTGACCTTCCACTACGCCTCGGGGCGCTGGCTGCGCACTCAGACCTATTCGACGCAGTGGCCGGATATGGCCAAGGTCCTGAACCGGGACTCCACCCAACAACCCTTTCCGGATGGGTTCTTCGAGGCGCTTAGGGACCTACGCCCCTTTGCAGACGACCTGGAGCGGGTCTACTTCCTCAACTCCCGTATGGCTACAACACCCGTCGATGGGCTTGGTGCCTCGGTTGATCTAGCGGGCCTCCCCGAGCGGGGCATTTTCAACATCAGGCAGCTCCAGCTCCTCGAGGGCATAGCGGAGACCATCGACCTAAGCCAGTACCCGGCCCCATGTCTGTTCTACGGGGACCGGGTCCGCGGCGCAATTGTGGGGATGCGCGGATGAGGTTTGACGCCATCGGTATGTTCTGGGAGGACGCCCCGGTCAAGTCAGGCAGGAGGGAGACTGTCCGCATTATGCCGCCAATCCCAGATACAGGCTGGCGCCCACCGACCCACCTGCCAGACCTCTCCCGGGCGGCATGTATCTCGATCGATTGCGAAACCTACGACCCGGAGCTTTTAACCCACGGTCCCGGTTGGGCTCGTGGCAGGGGCCATATTGTCGGGGTGTCCATCGGGACCGATGATGGTGGCC